TCCTGAATCAGGGCATCGTAATTCCCATTGTTCTCCATGTTGTACTGCCTCCATAAAAGCATCTGTAATGTTAACTGCATTAAACAGGTTGAAACACTTCCTGTTTACGTCCCCACCAGTGGGAACTTTAAAGTTTATAAACTCAATGATCTCCGGGTGAGATACATCAAGGTATGCCGCATAAGATCCCTTGCGGGTCTTGCCTTGTTTATAAGCTGTCATTTGTGAATCGACAACTTTCATAAACGGTATTACACCGGGTGCCTTATCACTTACGGGGCGAACAGAGGACCAATGACCTCCTACACCACCGCCCTTCACAGACAGCCACGCTACCTCAGAGTTATGCTCAATAAGAGAATCCAGAGTATCATCAACGTATGTGAGAAAGCAACTAATAGGAAGCCCTTTCGAGCTACTGTCGGCATCTGGTGCGTTAGACAAAACTGGACTAGAAAACATAAACCAACGGTTGCTAGCGTAATCATAAATGCGTTGAGCAAAATCATAGTCGCCCTCACAATAAGCCACAGCCGCACGTGCAAATGCTTGCTGTGGAGATGTTTCATTTTGTAACATGTAATAATCTTTAAGTAGAGCGATTCCTTGCTCTGATAAATCAGCGTCTCTGCTTAGATCTATCTGTATTCCCAGATAATCTACTTGTCCCATTAATCAAATCCTTCAATAGAGATTTCACACTTTTTGAGGTCTGCACCCGGAATGTCATACATACACGCATCGAGCACATCTTGGACAATCTCTGTGATTCCATCTTCATGTCTATGTTCTGGCGAAACTTCAGTTATATCGATTTCAAATTGTAAGTCAACCTTTATTTCGACCGACATTACCAATTAACTCCTTCCGTTTTTCGCATCAACTCAATCATCTTTTGCAGATACCACTGAGCTTTACGTGCGTTTTCTATCGGATCACCTTTGTTCCAAAGACGATGTAACATGTACTTTAGAACATTTCCGCGACAGTACGAAATAGCATCATACTCTCCAAGTACGTCTACAATAATATCATAGGTTTCAAACTGTCCGGTATTGTAGTGTTTGGGTTTTGTGACCATGTCAAAAATTTCATCTTCAACAGTGTCTTCAATTATCGCGTTTAAATCAGCAGTCAATTCAGAACGAATATCTTTTAAGCTCATTACGCGCTTCCATGAGTCTTAGAGTTAAAGTTTAATGTGAACACGTTACCTTCCTTAGTAAAGTTTGGCTTTTCATCTTTTTCTTCCATTGTATCTACAAATTTAAAAATCAAATCTTCATTGAGAGATAAAAACGCTTCTCTGACATACTCAAAAAACTCTTGGTCCTGTTCCATAAGAGATATAGTATTTGCCATGATGCCGCAAACACTACGAATTTGCATTAGTTGATCCTCAGTCAAATCGTGATTAACTTCTTCTTCCATGTGACAGCCGACCATACCATCCCATTCGCCTTTGTCATCAAACTCAGGAGTAATAACTATAGCAAACGATGTTTCTTTCTTCTCTTCTGACATTATATTACCTGATAATTTTAGTGAATGGAAAAGCCACTAGTGTGGAAGGATAATGCTTGATTGGTTTTTTCTTTTCGTTAATCCATTCCTGCGGCACGTCTTTGTCTGCGTACAAAAATCCGTGTTTTTCACACCAATTTGCATAAGTTGTTTTCGCACCCTTTCGCAGTTTAGAGTTGCTATTACTAAATACAAATCGAATATCGAGATGGGGATGTTGTTTTTTAATCGCGAGATGTTTCATGCGATCAGCCGGGGTGAATCGACCTTTTGTTTCGACAATAATTCCGTTAGGAAGTAAAAAGTCAGGCGTGTATTTTCTATACGTCAGATCTTCCCATTCTATCTTTAGGCATTCGTATTTAGCATTACACTTTCGTCCCCGCAAAGAGTCGCGAACAATTTGCTCTAGTCCTGATCGATAGCCATATCTAAGCGCGTTTTTTCTTATTAAACTTTTCTTGTTGGTACTCATCCGATATCTCTACGTAAGGTATGATAGGCGGCTCTTTTGCTTGCGATACAAGAGATGGTAACTCCTGTAGTTCAGGCCAACATTTATGCCTGTATCTACACCAACTGCACTCTTCACCTAATATTTTATTTCCGGTGAATTTTCTACGAAATGTTTCTTCAATCGAATCAAAGCACTTAACAAATTGATTTGATTCAAGTTTATCCGCTTTATCTGCAATTTCATCAACTATATCATCAACTTTTGGCTTCATATCCCACGCAGATACATATTTAAATTCGCCGTTTGCCTTGTTGATAACCCACCATCCGCCGGGATCAACACCTAAAGCTTTAGCGTATCCCGCAAGCTGACCTACGTAGCCAAAGGCATCATGTTCTTTAAGTGTTGCGTAATCTTTGAACTTGTTTTTGTAGGACCACTGCGACGCTGATTTGATATCATCCACATGACCATCCATGATCAAATCGTGTGTACCATCAATCTTGTGTTGTCCTGCAGTCAATGTTGACTTAAATCCATCGCTAAACTCTACACCAGCTTCAGTTAGTACACCCTTGAAGATAGCTTCTACGATGTCTCCAATCATCATGTTCATTAAAAAATTAGCGGGAGGTTCAATGCCTTCTTCTGGTTGATTTTTATCAAACCACAGTTGGCAGTAAGGTCTTCCGATGTTTGACATGCGTAAGCTAAACTTACGTTCCTTGCCATCAAACTGTTTTTGAACAGCTTCTTTTATATCCCTGACAATGCGAGCAATTGTGGCATCCGACATGCCACGCTTACCCTTACGAACATCCTCTAGGTATCGATGTATTTTAATCTCTGAAGGATGTGTGACATTCATTAATCTTCACCAACTTCAATGTCGATAAAGTCCTCTATAAGCGCATCATTCTCTGCTTTTACTTTTTCTGTGCGTTTCTCATTCCAAGCAGAAACAATGTAATCATTGTAATTATTAATCCACTCAAGGAAGTCACCAAATTTAGTTTGGTCTTCTTCTGTGAGATCAATTGACGTAGTAATGTCTAGGCTCGTTGTTGGCAGGTAAAACTTTGCTCCAGTTGGGATGGAACGTTCATCAGTCCCACACTCAATCCAGTGCTGTACCGGCAGTCTACGTTGCTTAGCTAACTGAGTGAAAGGCTCACCCATAGTTTTAAAAGCATCCCTATTATCTACTTCCCAGATAAAAGGGTGGACCTCCATGTCCTTTTCATTGCCATCCGCATCCACCGGATTGACAAGCTCAACCTCACCTAAAATGACGCGAACACGTTTGATCTGTTTGATCAGTGTCTTCGTGTCTTCAGGTAAGGATTGAAAGTCTTTAATGTAACCTGCGGGCTTACCACAATTAAGACCGCCTGTATTATCTTTCAAATCTCCATTAAGATCATCAGCCATCAATGTCTTAACATACAAATTATTTTTGGAGTCATAGCGTTTGTACATAAAACGCTGAACAAACACGCGAATCTTTACATTTTCTGCGTACACATAAACGTCATCTGGTAATTGAAGACGGTACATGCCTGCGGGCACGACCTCCATATTCTTCATCTTACCTTTGACTTCAACCTGACCCATAACGGGCTGACTCCAAATGCGTAGGCGTGGCAGAGTAGACGATTTTGCTTTGCCATCAGATGACATGTCTTGTGACATGCCCATTGCTTTCGCCATTTCAGCGAAGTTCCCTGCGTTTAGGGTTGCTATTTGTGTTGTCATTTTGAGACCTCTTGTTGATCCAGCCAGTTTACACCTATTTTAGCCTCAAGTAAAAGGGGTACGTTGAAGTTAATTTTAAATTTATTATCTATAAGAGATTTCAATTCCCCGTTTATATCATCAATGAGTGATACAACTTGTGCCTCTTCCTCCGGGTGCACATCAATTACCACAGAATCATGCACTGAATTTACTAGCATAGACTTCATGTTACTAAGCCGATTAAATATTTCAATCAGCACAGCAGGAACAATGTCGGCAGTTGCAAATGACTGCACCGGATAGTTTTTGACTGCCGTAAAATCTGTGATGGTCCCATTTTTTCTCCGCTTGACATTGGGGAAGGCGAATTGTCTTCCGCTTGGAGTGGTAATTTTTCTGTGAGATAATACCTCTGTAGCTAATCGCTCGTGCCATCGTCCAATCCCTCTGTATTTGTTTGTAAATTGTTCGTAGTACTTTGCTTCTGCAGATGTTCTTCCAAATCCCGTTGCTCCATAGAGCGGAGCAAATGTATGTGCCTTCGCCTCCTGCCTGCTAATTGTCTGACCCGCTTGCGAAATGACCTCCGCTGTGTACGAGTGGACATCAAAACCCTCCGTTACTTCCTTAATCGCAACTTCGTCCTGCGACAAAAATCCTGCCACACGAAACTCTAGTTGAGCAAAATCTGCTTCCATGATCTTGCCGTCATTCCAACGAGACACAAAAACTTTTTTTACAGGAAATGTACCACCACGTGGCATGTTCTGCATGTTAGGATCACGCCCAGAGAATCTGCCTGTGGCAGTCATGTGCTGTGTCAGTCTGACATGGAGCTTACCATCAGGCTTGAGATAAGTCTTGATGCCATCAACAAAGCTACTTAAATATGTATCCAGTGCGCTAAGTCTGCGTATTTTAGATAAAAAGTTTACGGCCTCATCCATTTGCTTTGACTTAGCTATTCGTTCAAGA